CTACCTCTTTTTTTGTTTCTTGTTTTTTTGCCATAATATAATATATAATAAAATTAATAAAATAAAAGGCCGAGGCCGAAGCCCCGGTCTTTTAAAAATGTTACTTCATTAACATAAAGTTATTTGCACCTTGTACAACTAAACATCTTTCAGATAAATAGTGTATTTGCATTGCATCTAACTCAGAAGTAGCCGCACCAACTGAACCAGTAGTCCAAGTTTTCATACGTCTATCGTCAGTTTGTGAAGCTCTAAATCTAACATGTAAAAACGGTCGTTTTAAGTTAGAACCTAAAGTTTGATCATAAACTGTTGATACACCAGCTGGAATAATAACCCCTCTGATAGCATCTGTAGTACCTCTTTCGTTAATACTTCCTCTAGTAGCTTTGTCGTTTAAGTATCTAAAGTCAGTCTTATAAAAGTCATAAGAACCTCTTCGGAAACCTGAAAAGCCTAAATTAAGTGCCATATCTTCTGAGTTGTTAAATACTCCGTAAGAAGTACCACCAGCCCCATAAGAGTTCATTGAAGCTAACATATCATCAATAGCTAAACTAGTAGCTCTATTAACAAATAACATGTTTTCTTCAATAGCTCCTTGAGAATCAAACTCAGCTAAAATAGCGTCAAACTCAGCTAAATCAGTAGCAGCGTTAACACCATTAACACCTGTAGTTACATTACCTCTATCTTCGATAGCAGCAAATAAACCTTCAGTACCAGATATAGCGCCTAGAGCAGCATAGTCAGTATCGTTAGTACCACCAGCATCAACAATGTGAGAGTTTGAGTTAGTTTTCTCAGCTTCCATCATTGTCATTTCTAAGTAATCAGTAAAACGAGATCTTGTTTCGCCTTCTGCTTTTAAGTACCATAAGTAACCTGATTGACCAGCTTCACCTGTAATTTCTACCCAACCAATTTGAGATGCGTCAGATCCAGAGATCTCATAAACATCTTTCATAATAATTGGCTTATTAGTAAATGATACGTGAGTTGGTTTTACAGTTCTTGCAGAACCAGTTCCTGATCCATAGCTACCCTGACCGTTAACACCTTTTTTAAACTCAGAACCTACAACTAATAAAGTTGCAGCTGTTGATGAACCTGTTGCTATAGATGAGTCATCATCAAAGTTTTCAACACTGTATGGTTGAGCTGTAATAGCTGTACCATCAACTTTAGTTACGTGAGCTCTTATAACTCTACCAGCTACAGCTACTAAAACGATATCATTTAATCTAACACCGTGGTTAGCTAAAGTAAATACGTTAGTAGATGAAGCATTGTTTCCATCAATATCAGAAGTTACAGTAAACACAGATGTACCTGTATTTAACGTACCTTTAACTGATATATGTAGTCTTGACTGCTCAGACCAAATAACTTGATCAGCTGTCATTGACTCTTCTGCACCGACTTGAGCAAGGAAACCAGAAATTGTACGAGGTCCAAAAACCTCAGCTTCTTTCTCCATCAAGTCTGGCACGTACTGCTGTGCCCAACCTTTAGTTGTAGCACTTGTAAAATCTATATAATTTGACTCAAGCGTTTGCTTCTGTGAAGCTGGAACGCTATTCAAATTACCTCCTGCATTAATTGCCATAATTTTGTAATTTTAAATTGTTAGTTATTGTTTTTAATTTTAAACTTAAAATCAGAAGAATTATCTAACACTTTTACTTTTATACCATTTGCTTCAACAACCCCATGGCTTTGCCTTGGGCTCATATCAATATTTTTAGATTTAGTGACGCTATCTTTTAAAGCATCAGCTTTACCTTGTTCGTAAAAATGTTTTGCAACAGCATCTGCGTTCATCGCTGTAAATAAAGATTTGTGATAACCCTTAGCGTCTGATAATGTAGAATTTTTATCTAAAAACTTTTTAGTAAAATTATTTATATCGCTTTGTGTTGTTTTAATCTCTTCAGCGTTGTTTACATTGAATCTATATTTTTTATCACCGACGTTGTATTCAAAACCTTTGAACTTGTCGTTAAAAACTTGATTAGTTTTCTGTGTAAAAACTTCAGAGTTCTTTTTAACTGTTTTTTGTTTTACTTCTGACTCCTTGTTGTATCTATTGAAAAAATCTATAGCTTTCTGTTGTTCAGGCGTTAGCTTTGAACCAGCTTTAATATCTTCATAGTATCTGGATTTTTGCCCTTCCAGGTGGGTTCTAGCGCTGGCAACTTGCTCTTTTAACGCTAATTTTTTTCTTCTTATATCTTTTTCCTCATCAATATCTTCATCATAAGAAAATGTATCTTCCATTAAAAAGTTTATTTCTTCTGCGTTTAAATGAGGTTTTGTTTGTTTATAATATTCGTATAATAAATCTTGATTATCTAGCTTGCTATAATCTTGATTTAATTTTACATAATCATTTATATCACCACCAGTTTCTTCTATAAAGTCTACAAGTTTTTGTATATTTTCTGGTAGTGGTTTTCCAGTGGCTTCTGACTTAGCTATAGCTTCTTCAACTTCTTCTGTTATTTCCTCAACAGCATCTTCTTCTTTTACTTCTTCTAATATTGAAGTTTCTTGTGCTTCTGCTTCCGGTTGTACTTCTTCTTGTTTTTGTACGGGCTCGGCATTTTCAGACTCTGCAGCCACTCCGTTGTCGTCAGTGTCACTTTCTGTATTTTCTTCTGGTTGTTCATTATTTTCTGGTTTGTTTAAATTAACGACATAATCACCGTCTTCATTAATATTTGGTTTTTTTGTTTCTTCAACTTGTTCAGTTGTTTCTTGTGCAGTTTCTTCAACTACGTTTTCTTTGTTTTCTTCCATAATATAATATAATAATAATTAATAAATTTGTTAAGATGATGGGCCAAACTTGTCTATGTTAAAACCACCATCCATTAAGTCGTTACCTGATGATTCAAAGCTTTTAGCAGGTTTATTACCTTTTCTTTGTTCTATTAATTCAGATTGTTGACTAGCTTGTATTTTTGTTCTTTGATCTTTACGATCTTCTTTTTCTTTTTCTCTAGTTTTTAAACCTTCAACCTCTATGCCTTTCAGCTGCATGTTATATTGAAACTCTAAAGCCATAAGTTCTTTTTTCAATATTGCTTCTTGTTGCATTTTTTGAGCTTCCATTTGACCTTTCATTTGCTCTAATTGCATTTTACTTTGAGTAATAGCTTGTTGTTCTTGCATTTTAGCTTGTGAAGCAGCTTGAGCAGCCTGGGCATTTGCTTGAGATTGTGCTTGTATGTTTTGTTGTTGCATAGCTTGATCTTTCTCCATCTTTTTACTTCTTCTAAGTTTTAAAAGTTGATTAGCTAGCTTTATGTTTTTAATCTCTCTAAGATCTATAGCATCTTCAATATCTATAGTTTTTTGCTGCAGAGCCATTTGAATATTATTTTCTAACTTCATCTTTTCTTCTTCGTCTGGTTGTAAGTGTATAAAAATACCAAAATCATATAAATGTAATTCTGACATCTCACCTAGTGTAGCGACGTTGTGAGCACCTATAGCTTGTATAAATGCTTCTCTTGTTGGAGAATATTCTATAATATCAGAAACTCTAAGAGACAATCTTTCTGCTGTTTCATTTGTTAAAAATAAACCTGCTTGTAATATATGTCTTGTAGCTGTATTTGAGTTTGCAGCTGCTAATTTCTGAACACCTACTAAAGCATTTACATCTGGCGTGCTACCATCTCTAGCTTCATTTAAACCAGTCACATCACGTATCATCTGCATGTAATAGTTATAATTACCTATAAGCGCTTGCATTTTACCACCACCAGTGCCAGACTGTATTTCACGTATAGGTACTTTACCAGGATTCATATCTCCATCACTAGTAAATGATCTACCAATTACAGAACCAGTTTGGAAAAACATGTTTAAAGCTTCTTGTGGATTGTAGTTAGTACCATTACCTAAATCTATTTCAGCGAGCCCGTCTGCATCTAAATAAACACCGTCTGGTATCATACGTGACATCACTTGCTGTAATTTTAAATGTGTAAGTTGTATCATATCGGCAAAACCAGTAATACGTCTTACTAATGAATCAATACGGCCTTCATACATTCTAGGTGCACATATAGCGTAGTTCATTTTAACTTTAGTAAAATTACTTTTTGGTCTCATCATGTTTGTAGCCATCTCCCATTTTAACAGCTTATCTGTACCTAGAATTATAGCTCCTTCATAAATAGTTTCTATTGATCTCATTAACTTTGAGTACTCACCTTCTTTTCCTTCTGGTGGATTAAAGGTATCATCTTTAGGTAAAACTTTTTCAGACCCACTTTTAGACTCTTTTATTTTGTAAACTTCGTTCATATAAGTTTTAAAATCAAAATATAAAACTTGTATAGTGTTTACATCTTCTTTTTTTGTAGAGTATCTGTTGTTATAATTAATTCTATTATAACTTTTGTTTTTCATTATTTCCTCAAGATCAGACTCAGTTAAATGAGGAAATTGTTTTGCTAATTCATTCACAGGTATAGTTTTAACTTCTCCAACATAATATATATCTTCAAAGTAAGGTGAGTCTGTATAAGAATATACTAAGTTAGCTGGATCAACATATTCAACCGTAGCACCCTCTGAAGTTGTAAAATTAGTTTTTACAGCACCAATACCTAGCACTGTTAAGTCTCTATAAAAACGTTTTTTAATTAACTCGTAATTACTACCTTCAAACAATAAAGCCAAAGCTTGTTCTTGAGCTATCTCTACAGATTGTTTATATTCTAACTGCATATGTAAACCTAACTCTTCAGGTGTTTCTGGTAATTCTTTTATTTCACTCTGTCTAGTGTTTATACCAAATTGTTGAGCCGCTTGTTGATCAAACTGTTCAGTTTCCATATCAGAAAGTATATCCTCCATATACTTAGTACGTTGTTCAACACCGTATGCGTCTTGAGAAAAAGCTTGTATATCGTATGTTCTTTCAGCTATACCGTTTACAACTATATCTACAAACTTAGATATAATAGGTACTGGTTTCCAGTCTAAATTTAAATAAGACAGATCACCATTAATAGATAACTCATCTTTGTACTTTTGTATTGCTTGTTCACCTCTAGCGTATAATCTTAAATTATGAAAATCGTTTCTATATGAGCTATATCTATTAGTTGTTCTTTCATCATTAAACCACTCCATTTCTATAGCTTTAGCTACTTTTAAACCATAGTCATAACTCAACTTTTCAGCATCGCTTACTGTTTGGCTAGGAAAATAACTTTTACTAGTATATGCCATATTATTTTATTATTTGTGAATTTGTTCCAGTGTTGTTATATCTGGATATGTTTAAGTTTAAACTTTGTTTTTCAATTTTAACGTTTGGCGCATATAAATGTCTATTGTTTGCCATAATAGCTAAACCACTACTTATTGTAGCGTCAAACTTTGTTCTTTTATTAATATCAAATTTAGCCCAATCGTTTAATAATTCATTAAAATATAAATCACCAAAACTACCATCTTGTCTTATACCAACGTGATCTTGTATATACATTTCTATTGCTGATGCATGAGCTTGTTTTATATCTTCGCTTGAGTTTGGTATACCACCTATTTCTTTTTCTGCAACAGATAATTTGTTCCAAACTTTATCTGGTCTATTCATACTAAAACCTCTATAACCTCTACGTCTTAAATAGTATAATAATCTAGGTTTATTATTTTCTGCGAGTATTGGCATGCCATAAAAAACTAAGGCCATTAATACATCTTCAAAAAATATTTCAGCAGTAGGTGGTCTTGATAAATATTCTAAAAAAAAGCTATTAGCAGGTGCATCTTCCATGCTAAACTTAGTTAATCCGTGTAAAGCTCCTTTTGATCCCTTGCCATCTACAGTTCCTGATATGTCATAACTGTCACATCCAAAAGCACCCATATGTTCATTGCCAGGATATTTTATACCGTTTTTTATAATTATT